GCCGATATCGCTGACCGACGCCGCCAGATTGATGACGTTTGCCTTGAGCGAGCGCACGCCGCTGTCGGAGAGAAACAAGACATCGCCGGTGCCGAACTGCAGGATCGACTGCGGCGCGATCATGCCGATCCGCAGCAGCTGCGTCAGCGTATCCTTCGTCGGGTCGGGATCGAGCGACCAGATCTGACACTGCAGCTGCGACAGCAGCGCCATGTTTGAGTAGTAGACTTCCATCGCTATCAGCGGCTCGCCGAGCGGATCGTTGAGCGACGTGTTGATGAAGCCTGCACCCGGCTCGTCAACGGAGTCCGGATCGTTTTGCGCCGGATTGTTGACGCCGCTGAAGCGAAGGTACTTGCCGTCGCAGCGGTACATCTTCGACTTCCAGGTGCGCGCGTAGGTGCCGTGCGAATAGCTGCCGTCGACCTCGAGCACCATCGCGTCGTTGTACCAGCAGTAGGTGATGCCGGTGCCGAGATCCTGGAAGCAGACGAAGAAGAGCTCGTCGAAAGGCTCGACATCGAGGATGTCGTAAGGCCCGGTGCCTGCGAAGATGATGTTGTGCGCGACGATCGGCACCGGGCACACGCCTTGCGGGATCGGCGCGCCGCCGGTGTTGACGCCGAAGGCATGCAGCGTGTCGCGATGGCCGAGTAGATAGCCGTAGACCGTCGGCATCGTCGTCATCGGCACGAAGGCGTAACGCTTCTCGATCTCGCCGCCCTGATTGAGCACGGCGTTCTCGAGGATGCGCAGCGAACCGCCGGGCGCGGTCAGCGGTGTCTTGCGGACATCGTAGCCTTCCTTAAAGTCTGTCACACTGAATACTTTAGCGTCAGCCATCAGTGCTTACCGCACACCGTGCTGTGCCACTCGCTCATCGTGAGTTAGGCCCGCTGCTATATCCGGGCGGGATATAGTCAAGACCAAGAACAGGCTGATGTCCCGGCCGTGACTGTGCATCACCGCCGCCGCCGCCGATCGCCATCGGGCGCACCTGCTTATGACTGAACTGCCGCACGCGATGACGGCGCAGCGCTTCGTTGGCCTTGTTCAGCTTGAGGCTGGCGTCCTTGGCGTTGTCGCGCTGCAGGATCTCGACGGCCGAGAACAGCACGATGATGTTGTCCGGCAGCGTCGCCTCGTCGCTGTCGTTTATCATCTTGGTGACGGTCTGGGTGCCGCGCACGCGGATGATGGCGTTGGCGTCGGCAGCCGTCGCATCCGGCACCGGCCACAGCTCGATCATGTTGCGGTCGGCGCTGTGCATCCACTTGCGCGTCGGCCAGCTTTTGAACCCCGTGTCCGAGTTCCACAACACCATCTCGTAAGGGCCGACGCCGTAGGCGAGCTCGTTGTAGACCGTGTTGATCAGCACCCAGATATGCGTGATGTCGTCGAAAGCGAGATCAGCCGGGTAGTCGTAGTAGCGCGTGCCGTCTTCCAGCTTGATGTCGCGATCGATGATCAGCTGCGGCCAGTCATAGTCCTGGTAGAGCTGGATCTGCGTGCGGTTGAGGTAATAAAGCAGCGTGTCGCGATCGTTGATGCCGTGCGCGACGTTGGTCGAGTGCCCGAGCTCGGCCCGCAGATCCGTCAACATATCGCTGAGCTGCTTGCCCATGGCCCTACTTCCGGGTTGACAACGGCACGTAGGTCGGGCTGTGCGAGCCGCCCGCGTTGACGTCGGGCAAGGTTGCAGCGTGACGTGACGCAGGCGACTTGACCCCGCCGGATCCGCGGCCGAGCGTGTCGCGCACGATGTGCGGCAGATCCTCGACGCGGGGCATTTGAGGATCGCTCAAGCCGAGATCGTCGTCGTCATCGTCCTGCGCATGCGCCGCGATCTCGTCGGGCGTCGGCACGCTCTCGGCCGGCAAGGGCGGCGCCTCGAGCACCGGCATGTCCTTGGTGATCGTGAACTGATCGAGCGGCCGTAGCTTGGGGTCGGGGCTGTCGGGGCGCGTCGGGCGCGGCGTGTAGATCGGCAGCGTGCAGTGCGGCACCGACGCATCGGATGCCGGAAGCCGCGGGCGGTTGCCGGGAAAGACCGCCTGCACCGTCTCCGGGCCGTAAATGCTCAAGAGACGCTGCAGCACCTCGTCGTTCGTCGCTTCCCAAGTGCCGACGACATGGACATCGGTGATCGCTTCCTCGCCGTGCATGAACTGCAGGATCGGCAGCTCGGGGAAGACGATCGGGCGCGAGCGATCGCGGTAGACCTTGTTACCCTCGTCGCCGGCGAGCGCGACCATGCAACGCAAGAGATGAAAGGCTGGCATGAACTCTCCTCCTGAAAACGGAGCCAGACCAAGGGAGGCTTAAATGGTCTGGCCCCGCGCGCCTCAAGCAATCTCGACAACAAGCGCCGAGTTGACCTGCTGCGCTACCATCTGCCCCGTATGCGTCATGCTTTTGTACATGACGAACTGGTTGTACGGCCGGGCGGGCGTGAACTTGTGATCCCACTCGCCGTCCTGCTTCATCAAGTAGATGTGCCGCGGATCCCACCAGTAAGCGCGCTTGGTGAAGCCAAGATCATCGAGCGTCGGGTCGTACTCGATGGTCGTGTTCATGAACTTCAACTGGCCCATGCTGCCGTCTTGCGGCCCGGTGAACCCGGTCATCGTGTAGTTGCCGTTGGCCCGGAGCTCGATCTCCATCGCCGAGATAAAGGCTGAGCCCGCCAGCATCTTCGACGGCTTGCCGCCGTAGCGGATCAGCTGACGATACTCTTGCTGGAGGAACTGCAAGAGCGCGCCGCCGTTGGTCGTCGCCGAGGTCACTGCGCCGCGGCCGCCGGCCGTGCCGAACGCCGCCGTTGCCGAGCGGTTCTGCCACCAGGTGTTGCTCGCGCGCGAGAGGCCGCCCAAGTTGCCGGCATTGGGAACCGCTGCGATGATCGACTGGATACCGGCGATCGCTTTCGCATCGCCCGTGCCGTCGCCCCACATCAGCGTGTTCATGCTGCGCGCGTACTGCTCGCCGAAGTCCTCGAGCTTGTCCTGCAGCAGGTTCACCAGGACCGTAACGTCACGGTCGCTGTGATTGCTGAGCGATGACCCATCGCCTTCCTCGTCGGTGACGCTGATGCCGTCGATCTTCAGCTCGGTATGAGTGAGCGTCAGACCGATGTGATGCTCGCGCCAGGGATAGTTGACGCGCTTGATGTTGGCAGGCGTGTAGAAAGCGACCGTGTCGTTGTGGGTGTAGCCGACGACATGATCGTTCGTGCCGCCCGCGCCGTAATCGCCTTTGACGGCGAGGCTGATATTGCCTTTGCCGCCGGGGAACGATTTGGCCGAGGCTTCCATCAAGCGCAGCAACGGCTTTGCCTGGATGGCCTGCTTAAACGTGTCGCCCTTGTTGTAAAAGAAATCCAACGCCGCGTTGGCGATGTTGGTCAGTTCACCTGCGGTGAACGCCATGGCTGCTCGTCCTCATGTCAGGAGGCACGCCGTGAGTTCGCGATCGCCATCACGACAGCTTCCTTCAAGCTGCGCGGCGTCGCGTTCGGCGTGCCGGTTGCGACATGGATGCTGGACGGGCTGGAACGTGTCGGCCGAGGCGCAGGCTGCACCCGGGCAAACGTGGCTTTGACCTCGTCATACGCCGTCTGCGTCAGCGCCACCGCCTCTTGCGGGTTGCGCGGTATCCCGCGCTCTTGCAAAAGACCCTGTGCGTAACGGCGGACAGCACCCGACATTTGGGCGTAGTCGGGATCCCTGGCCTGGATGCTGGCTTCCCAAGTGTCGACGGCTGAGCGGATCTCGCCCACACGTTGACTTTGCTGGGTCGTCTCAACCACCCGATTAGCGTCTTGCAACCTGGCCTCGGCCTGTGCGGCACGATGCCGGGTTCGCGTCAGTTCCTTCGCCGACGCATCATCGATCAGCCCTTCGTCGACCTGCTTCTGCAGATCCGAGCTGACGCGAATACCGAGCGCTTCTTGCGCGGCCATGACGTAAGGCGTCACGCCTTGCAGGAAACCCTGGTAATCGCCGCGGCGTAACGCCGACCCGACGCCGAGAAGCATGTTGACGTCGTCAGGCGCCAACTTGTGCTCTTGGAGAAAGCCCTGCAGTTGCCGGTGCTGCTGGAGCTCCGGCTGCAAGGCGTCGATCGTCTGACGGGCCTCGTTGCGCTGCGCGAGCAAGCGCTCAAAACGCCGGCGCGTCTCCGGCCGGAGCTTCTTGAGCTCGGCCTCGGTCGGGTCGGCGAGAGTGGTTGTTGCATCCGGTGCAGGAGTCTCCTCCTTGCCCGTAGCCGCTGCCTGGTCCGGGGCGACTTTCTCCGCGGCCTCGGTGCCCACGTCATCAGAGGGGGCAGCCGATTTCTCGGGGGTGGTCTCCACGACCTTCTTGACTGCGGCAAGCAGCCCTTCTCGGTCGGACTGGCGGCTGTCGCCTGACGAAGGCGCAGTACTGTCGGGTGCGCTGGACGACGGCGCAGTACTGTCCGGCGCCGCCGATGGCGGGGGCGCACTCGTTTCGGTTGCACTTGACGAGGGTGCCGCTACGTCAGAGGTAGCGAGGTCTTCTGCCACAGGTCTTGCCGTCCCGTGTAGGACTACAAGACTTATGCGCTTTTGTATGGTCGGTGTCTAGTGGTTGTGTCTAGTCACCGTGTTTTGGCAGTTAGCGTTCCACGTGGATCAAACTGTCATCTACTATACAAAACAAAACTAGTCCTTGGGCAGGCAGGTCATCAGGATCTGAGCCAGCAGCTCAGTCCGGCGCTCGAGCTGGCGCTCGAGGAACCACATCGTGGATCCCAAGAAAATGGCGTTGATGAAAAGGAGCATGATGAACACGGCAGGGAGGCTCGCGACGATACCGCCGCCCACGTCGATCGCTTTGTGGATCGCGCTCGAGGCGGGCTTTTCGTCCGTCATCGTGCTACTTGGGGGGCGACGGTACCAGCCGGGACAGGCCCGGCTGGCCGTCGAAGGAGGAGAAAGTGATGAAGCACCATCACAAGCTCCTGGCTTTGATAGTGGTCATCCTTGGCGTGCGCGTCAAGTTGATCATATATCGGTAGCCAGGGGGGAGCCAGTCGGAAACGGCTGGCTCTCCCCTCTTTTCATGGCGTCGGCATCCCTGGATTGGAGTTCGCGCCGCGCGGCAGGCCAGTCCCGGGGCCAGGGCGATTGCCGTTATTGCCGTAGATCTGCAGCGGCGGCACCCGTGGGCCGAGCGAGCCGGCGGTGCCGGGACCAGTCATCGCATTGGTCGCGGCGGCAGGATTGGCCCCCGCCGGCCCTTGCGCGTTCGGGTCCGAACCCGGCCCCGGCGGTCGCGGCGGGCCGCGGCCGGCGCCGGTAGGGCCCTCCGGTCCCGGCGGTCCGCCGGGCGCTCCAGGCGCGCCAGGCGGCTTCGACATTAGTTGGTTCAACGCCTCCATTGAAGGCACGCCCTCGGCGAACGCCTCGCTGATGTCGATGTCGTCGCCCATACGGCGGATCAGCTGCCGCGCCAGCCACTCGGGCGAGATCCCCGGGATACGCTGCAGGAGCGGCACCAGCTGGGTCAGAACCTGCACGTCCTGCTGCCGGTTGGGCGGCCCGTTGGCGCCGACATCGACCTCGAGCCAGATGTTGTCGGCGACCATCTGCTTGTTGAGCTGCGGCCACACCGCGCCGGGGCCCACTACACGAACCACGGTCTGCTGGCTGACGTTGAGAACGAGCACCTGAGAGGCGGCTTGCGCCAGTTCGGTCATCATGTCGTTGATGTCGTCGACCGTCGAAGAGAGATCGGTGTTTTGGCTGAACTGCGCCACCGAGACCTCGGTCGCCGTGGCGTTCGACGTCGTTCCCTGATCGGCCTGATCGCTGCCGAGGACGCGCAAGACGTCCTCGAACACCGGCTGCGTATCGTAGACCGCGCTGTCGATCGGCGGCATCTTGATCACTTGCAGCACGTCGTCGATCTTCTGACCGGGGGCGAGCGCGTTCAGCTCGAGGAGCGCGTTGGCCGGATGAGTGCGCAGCTTATCGAGATCGGGCTCCTCCAGGAGACCGGCGGCGACGGCGACCTTGGGCCGGTTGGCGCGGCGATGCTCGCGCAAGCCCTGACGAGCGCGGTTGAGCTCGAGCTGCATGTCGCGGATCAGGTCGATATCGCTCTGCGGAAAGAGGCTTTTCTCGTCATATCCCTCGTTCAAGGTAAAGGCGAACCAGGGCCAAAAGCGCGTGGTTTCGGCTTCGGGAAAGGTCGGTTCTTGAAGGAAATCCGGATAGCCGTCGCAGACGATGTAAACCGAGCCGTCCTTGCGATTGTAGATCTCCCACACGCAAGCCAGCGGGCGCTGGGAGCCGTGTGACTCCTCGTCGCCATAGCCGCTGCGGTAGTGCTGCTCGGGGCTCGGCTCGTAGCCGGTCGACTTGCCGTCCTCGTTGTAGCAAGTGTAGCTGCTGCCGACGTCGACCATGTAGATCTCTTCGATCTCGTCCTCGGTCAGCAGATACTCTTGCGCCACCCAGTCGGCACCCAGGAAGCCGCGCAAGGTGCGGCACCGCGTATCCGGGATGATCGCCGTGCTGTCGGGATAGTCGAAAGCCAGGCCCTCGCGCACGATCAGCTGCGCCTCCGCGGTGAGGCTCTGGATCGCCAGCTTGAGCTCCTCGGCGTCGGCGCTGTCCGGCAGGATCTCCTCGTCGCTGAGATCGGCGGCAAGGCGCTCGATATGCGCCAGGCGCTCGCTCATGTCGGAGATGCGCTGCTCGACCTCCGGCGACAGCTTCATCGCGCGCTGGAAGCCAAGCTTGACGTAACCGACGCCGGTGATGATCGCGCGCCGGATCGTCATCTTCATCGACTGCTTGAAGCTGTGGGTCTGCTCGTCGATGTTATACTGGTACAGCAGCTCGAGGGTGCGGCCGACACGCTCCATCATCTCGTGCCACTGCTTGATCGCTGCCGCGTCCTGCATGACCGCGGCGGCGTTGGGGTCGGGCGGTATGCCTGCCTGCATCGCCATCGCCAAAGACTGCTGCGCTTGCTGCAGCGCCTGGCTGCTGCCGTCCCAGGTCTGCGCCAAGAGCTTCTCTTTGACCTTGGCCTGCATCGTCGGGTTGTTCGGGTAGAGCTCGGCAGTGCGCTGCAGCACATGGCGGATGCAGATGTTCGCGACATAGCGGTCGTCGCGCTTCTCACTCTTGGCCAGCTCCGGCCACTGCCGCCCCTCGCAGAACTCCTCGTTCTCGCGCATGCGGCGGAACGGCGTGCGCCAGTGGCGCTTGGCCCGCTTGACGCGGTCCTGCCAGCGATTGACCAGCTTGCGCCGCGGCTCATCCGGATCGGGGCGATCACGCTGGATGAACTTATCCTGCGGCTGCTGCAGCTCGGGGTTGACGGTCACCGGCGAGGGATCGAGCGGCGGCATGCCGGGGGGCATGCCACCAGGCTGGGGCGGTCCCATCCCACCGGGCGGCGGCTGCATCATGACAAGCTACTCACCAAAAGCGTCCCGGCGCGATGACCAGCACGATGACGATAATCAGCAGGATCAGACCGATGCCGCCAAAACCGTAAGGACCGTAATAGCCGCCGCGATAGCCGTAGTATCCGCCGCCGACACCGAACAGCAGCACAAGGATCAAGATCAGCACGAGCAGGTTCATCACCAGCCTCCACTGCCAAAGCTGAGCTTCACGCTGCGCTCGGCTTGTTCACGCTGCTGCTTCATCCAGCCGAACGTGTTCTCGCTTGGTTTTTCATCCTCGGTCTTGCGCATGCCCGCGCCGATCTGCAGGGTCAGGCCGAGACCGATATAGGCCAGCGTGTCGACAAAATCGTCGTGCGCGTCGTAGGGAAACTTGAGGATCTCGTCGCGCGCCGCGGGCCACCAGGGCGCCCGCTCGGGGAAGCGCACGCGGTCCATTGAGAGCCGCCCTTGGATCGACTGCGCCCGGGTCTGCTTGTCGGCGATCGGCTGCATCTCGATGAGAGAGCAGAAGGTGTGCGTCTCGAGCATGCGTTTGCGCAGGAACGGCCCGATCGACTTGGAGATGTGGCCGCGCTCGGCCCACCAAAAAAGCGGCTTATGCAGCTTCATCATGCGGAGCATCGACTCGACCGTCTGCTCGGCCGTCATGTGACGCCACACCAGATCGGGCAGCACCCAGATGGTCTCGTTCTTATCGATCCCCACCACCATGAGGCAGGTCTTGTCGGACGCCTGCTTCAAAGCGACGGCATGGTCCGAGGCGGCGTAGCACCGTAAATTGTCGGGCAGATCATTGGGCCGGTAAGTATGGAGCCAGTCGACACTGAAGAAGGTACCGCCGGCGGGCGAGGGCCGACCTTGGTACAAGGCGCTGAAGCCGCGCACATCGCGCCGCTGCAAGGCCTGCAAGTAGCTCTTGCCAAACCGGCCCGGCCATAAGGGCTCGCCGACCTCGCGGCGCAGCGGATCCTTGCCGTCGTCGAACGCCAAAGCGGGCAGGTCGATGATATGCCACTCGGCAGCCTCCTCGGCGTCGTAGTAAGAGTTGTGCGGATCGGTCAGCCGGCCGATGAGATCGTCCTGGTGCCAGCGCGTCTGGATCAGCATGATGCGGCCGGTCTCGTCCATGAGACGGCTGGCGATCACCTGCGTGAACCAGGTCCAGAGCGTGTCGCGCACGGTCGGCGAGTCAGCTTCCATGCGGTCCTTAATCGGATCATCGATGCACAGAAGATCGCCGCCTCGGCCAGTCGTGGTTCCACCGCGGCCAACAAAAGCAAGGATACCGCCTGCGTTAGTCTCGAGGCGATCGGAGGCTTTGCTGTCATCCTTCAAGACGGTCTGCGGGAACACCTGCGCATAAGAGGGCGACAGCATGATGTCCCGCACCGCGCGGCCGATATCCTGGCTGAACTTCTCGTTGTAGGTGCCGAAGATGGTGCTGAGCTCGGGGTGCTTGCCCGCGAACCACGCGATGAACATTTTGCTCGCGAGCTGCGTCTTGCCGTGCCGCGGCGGCAGGTTGATGATCAAGCGCCGGATACGGCCCGCCTCGAGCTCCTCGAGCGCCGCGCAGATCACCTGGTGAAAGCGCTGCACCTCGTAACGCGAGTGATCGGGATCGTCCGGATAGCGCGGGCTCGGCATCATCAGCTTGGTGAACTCGAGCATCGACGTCTCGGCGTCGGTGACCGCGATCAGCCGCTTGAGGACACTTTCGTAACGGAAGAGGTCAGCGCTCATACGGCGGGCGGGTTCTCCGGTGCCGGCGTGCCTGGGGTCGGCGGCGGCACGTAAGGCGGGTTGTTGACCGGCTGCGGGATGTGCGGCAGGTCTTTGGGCGGCGGCGGGGCGTGCGGCTCGTCTTTGGGCGGCGGCGGGGCGTGCGGCTCGTCTTCGGTCGGCGGCGGAACATGCGGCGCGTCTTTGGGCGGCAGCGGTTTTGAAACAGGCACAGAGGGCCTCCTTTGCGTTAACAAGATCTCAAACCATCGGTGTGCCGCCAGCGGCGATATAGTTGCGGTAGGCCTGCCGATGGACGCGCATCAGCGCCGGTGTAGCGTAAGGCAGCGGCGGCACTACCAGCGGTTCAACGGCCGCGCTCGTCGCGTGAGTTTCGTGCTTAGGCACGGCGTGATGCTCGGTCTTTTCCTCTGCATGCGACGCGGATTTCTGGTGGCGAAACTGCATCATCGGTCTCCTTACGGCTCAACAGCGAACAAGCCGCTGTCGGCATAGTTCTCGGGGTTGGCGCGCAAGCGGGCGCGGATGAAATAGTTGTCGCCGGGAGGCAGATACCAGGTGATGTCGAAGCTGCCGGCCGAAGCATCCCACGGCGACCAAGTGTTGACCTGATCGCTGCCCTGGATCGCAGCCAGCTCGATCTCGGTCCCCGGCGTCACCGTGCCGCTGATATGGACCGCGTTCGATGGCGACGGGTTGTCGACCGGGTCGATCGCGATTACCGTGCCCGACGTGTCGGCGGGTGCGGGCGCCAGCAAGGCGACATCACCGGCAAGGCCGACATGCGAAGGGGCGCCGACCCAGAGCCGCGGTGGGCCGCCGCCCGGGGGCGCGGCCTCGACATAAAGCTCGCCCGGAGCGAGCGAGTTCATCTCCGGCGGCAGGTAGCCGACCCGGTATGTCGACATCAGCGTAACGGTTTCGAGATCGACACTCACTCGCCTGCCTCCATCGAGAAGACGTTGTCGCTGCGCTGCGGTATCGGTTCGGACTGCTGCGCGTAAAGCTGATCGTGCAGCGCGTGGACGATCGGCGCGACGACGCGGTAAGGACCCTCGCCGAGCGCCGCGAGCACCTGGTTCCATTGCTGCGCTTCAAGCGTGACGGTGAGGCGATCGGTGGGATTGAAGGGCTGAGCCATGATGGTCATGGCCCGAGATAGGTGACAGTGAACCGGGAAAGACCACTGCCGATCAGCGTCGGCGTTGCCGCTGACGTAACTAAAACCCACAGATCTATATAATCCGTCGATCCGTTCATGGTAAAAATGTGTGTCACTGGCAAAGCATTAATGTTACCGAGCATAGTGGCACCATTACTGCCAATCTGAGTGGTAACGCCGTTCGCACCGTTAAGCGTTATTTGACACTGCGCCCCAACGACGGAGTTTCCAGTCTGAGTGTCCCCGAGCGCCACAATAAAAGTCGCCAGGTACTTGCCCGCGCGCTTCGGGTTGTAGCGATGATTGGCTGCGTCCCACCAGCCGTGACTGTCTTGCACCACTAAATCACAGTTAAAGTGCGTCCAAGTACTAGTGGTAATCGTGATAGACGGGCCATTATATGTTGCTTCGCAATACGGATGCGAAACCCAGCCCAGCGCTTTTTCGATTTCAGCCGCTGCATCCGCGATCCAGAAAGGCGGAACACCGCTTAAGAAAACGCAAGCACCTGCGCCCGCGAGCAGAGGCGGGATAACCATCGGTGCTGCGTTGCTGTAGTTTTTTGAAGCCGGGGACAAAATCAGATCGCTTCCGGCAGGAGTGATCGTGCAAGAGTTGGAGTTGTTCGGCAGCCGGATAATGAGATACGCGCCGGACGTTACGGGCGGAAGGTTCCAAGTGTGGTTCGCTGCTGCCCCGCTTTGGTAGTTCATCGCGCCATCGAGCGCCGTCATGACGGTGCCGCTCGGCGCGTTGACAGAAGTCACCGGCCCCAGCGCGTTGAGCTTGGTCCCGGCCGCGGCGAGGCGCGTGCCAAGATCCATCTGCGACGCCGAGAGCACGCCGGCTGTGACGCCGCTCACCCACTTCGCGCCGTCCCATTTCCAGATCGTGCCGTCGGAGCCGGTGTAGGTCTGCCCGGTGGCCGGGGAGCTGGGGAAATCGAGGGCCATCTTATGGCTTCTCCTTCGCGACCGGCGTCGGCGCGGGGTCCGGCTCGTTGCCCTCATCACACCATTGCTTGAAAATCTGGTAATCGCGGTTGCCAGGATCGAAGGGGATGAACGCGCCGTCGCTGATGCGCTGCACGCTCTGGATCATGCCGGGAAGGGTCGCGACCAGTTGGTACTCCATGATGCCCCTCACAGGTCGGCGGAAGCGGTGAAGGTGCCGGACGCGTTAAAATATCCCGGCGCAACCGACAGGACATAGCCAGCAAGCGAGTTCAGCGAGAGAGCGCTAAGAGCTTGCCCAGTAGCATTTGTTAACGTCGAAAAATTGCTTGTAAGCGTGGGCAGCGCTCGCATCGACACAGCAAGCGGAACGAGCGCAGAACTAGGCGCACTCGCAAGCGTCGTATACGCATAAAATGAGAGACCACCAGTCTGATAAAACCGCTGGCAGTTGGCGAGATCATAGCGCGGGTCGGGCTTCTCCAGCGGCGTCGCGACGCTGCCGACCTCAAGCTGCACGCCCGCCAGCGCGATCGTGCCGCTTTGCACGCCGATAGTGCTGCCTTGCTGCGACATGATGAAGATCAGATTTGTGCTGTCATCGCCGTTCGTGCCCAGCGTTTTTCCACTCGCCGAAGGCACGGCGATCGTCACAGTGAAGCGCTGCCATACGGGCGTCAGGACTACGGTCACTGCAGCTGAAAACGTGGTCGGCGACGGGCTGCCGCCAGTCCCGAACACCTGAGACAAAATAACGCCGAGATTGAGCGAACCTACTCCCGTCGAACCCCAAAAGGAAATCGTGACGGTTGTGCCGCCGAGCCGTTTGACGCCCTCGATGCTTTGGGTGAAGAAATAAAACGCCCCCGCCGTCGCCGAGCCGGTGAAAACGTTATTGGCTTGCCATTGAAGCGTTTCGTCGGGCGCACTTGTCGGATATAGGGCCATTGTTCCCGTACAGCCCGAGACAATCGTTCTCCAGCGATCAGCCGTGTAGGCAGGCGCAGTGAAAGTGCCGGCACCGCGCTGCTGGACGTTGAACCGGCCGTTATGCAGAAGATTACGGCCGACGTTATTTATGCTTGCCGTGTTGCCCGGCACCGTCGAAGCAGGCACCCATTGCTGGCTCGTGCCGTCGTTATAATAAACGTAAAGCTGACCGCCGACGCTGTCCCACCACAGCTGCCCCGGTGTCGGCGAGGATGGCGCACTAGCAAGGATCGTCGCACCGGACGGCTTGGCGTCGACATACTGCCGGGTCGCGGCTTGCAGCGGCGCAGCGGGATCGGCCGCAAGCGTGAGCGCGCCGGTGAGGGTGCCGCCCGCCAGCGGCAGATACGTGCTGCGTATCGTCGTATCCGCCGCCGCCAGCGTCGTGTTGATGGCGTCGACGTACTGCTTCGTCGCAGGCTGCAACGCCGCCGCTGGGTCCGCGGCTAAAGTGAGCGGGCCCGTAAGGGTGCCGCCGGTGAGCGCCAAGCGCAGCGCGTCCTTGGCGTCGGTGTACTGCTTCGTCGCGGGCTGCAGCGCTGCCGCCGGATCGGCCGCGAGCGTGAGCGCGCCGGTGAGGGTGCCGCCCGCGAGCTTCAAATAAGCGCCGCCCGCTGCGCCGCTGTCGGCCGGGTCCGACGAAAGCAATAAACGATTACCGCTGCCCGAGCCGATCCACAGCTTCGTCTGCGGTCCCAGCTCGGCCGAGAGCGCGCCGGGCAAGAGCGTCGTCGGCGCGACGTTGGTGCTCGTCCTAAGGATCTGGATGGTCTGGGCGATAGCTATGCCCTCCTTATATACCGGCGCGCATCAATATGACCCACAATCGATCGTCTTGACGCTCAGCGGCGTGCTTGTGCCATTGCCCGCGATCGACGTTCCATCGACCGTCACCGGCGATACTTGCGCGTCGACATAGGCTTTCGTCGCGGCATGCAGCGGCGCGGTCGGCGGGCCGCTCAGCGTGAGCAA